TCGTGGTTATAAATCACATTATTTCGTTACTGATAATAATAATATGTCCTGTACTCTAGATAAACCATTGGTTTTGATAGTTGATAGGAAAATTACTCAAGTAAAAGAATTATTACCACTATTAGAAAGTGTTTCAAACCAAAATCGATCTTTACTTATTGTAGCAGAAGATATTGATGGTGAAGCATTAGCAACTCTTATCGTTAATAAAATGAGGGGTATTTTGAGAGTGGCAGCAGTTAAATCTCCTGATTTTGGTGAGCGTAGAAAACTTCTTTTAGAAGATATGGCTATTTTAACTGGTGGAACAGTATTTAGTAATGAAAAAGGAATGAAATTTGAGCGTTTTGATTCAAATTGGTTTGGTGAAGCACGAGTAGTTACTGTTGATCGAGATAAAACTACAATTGTTGATGGTAAAGGTTCTGATGACACTATTAAACAACGAATGGAAGAACTTCAAGCTCAAATTGAAAAATCAACTACTCCTTATGAGCAAGAAAAACTTCAAGAACGTTTAGCTAAATTTATTGGAGGTGTAGCTATTATTCATGTTGGTGGAAATACTGAAACCGAAATGAAAGAAAAGAAAGATAGGGTTGATGATGCACTGCACGCTGCAAAAGCCGCAATTGAAGAAGGTATTGTTCCAGGTGGTGGTTCAGCTCTAATTTATGCTAGCCAAGCGATTACATATGTAAAATCTGATAGTGAAGATTTTAACATTGGAAAACAAATAGTTCATGATGCGTGTTTTGCTCCTTTTAGTAAAATTATATCTAATGCCGGAGTTTCAGAACGAGAACAATATGAAATATGTAACTTAATTCTTGAATTAGGAGAAGCAGGTGAGAAACCATATTTTGGGTACAATATTAAAGAGGAACTCGTTATCAATATGATTGAGCAAGGAATTATCGATCCTACTAAAGTTACTCGAACTGCTTTAGAAAATGCTGCTTCAGTAGCTGGTACTGTGTTGTTGACTGAATGTGTTATAGTGGATAAAAAAGAGGAATCAAAACAAAATAATCAAATTTCTCAATACAATGACATGTATTAATCAATGAGAGGAGCTGAAAAATTAATGGGCCTAGTAGTTTATATAAATGAACGGCCCTATACTATTAGTGAGTTATATTATGTTGTAGAATTTGAAACATTTTTTATAACATTAACTGATGAAGATGGTTGTAGTAAAAATTATCCTATAAACGATATTATTCCTTTTTTAAGAAATAAATTTATTCAATGAAACAACATACTCTTTGGGTTGAAAAATATAGAAGCCAAATCCTAGATGATTATGTGGGTAATGAATCTATAAAAGATTTCATTCAAGACTGCATAGATAAAAACGATATACCTCATATGATTTTTTCAGGACCCCCAGGAACTGGAAAAACTACTTTAGCTAAACTTATAGTTAATAGTATTGATTGCGATTATCTTTATATAAATGCTACTGATGAACGTTCAATGGATGTAATGAGGGATAAAGTTAAAGGATTTGCTTCCTCAGCCTCATTCAAACCATTAAAAGTAGTTATTTTAGATGAAGCTGATTTTATTCGAATAGATTCTCAAGCATTATTGAGAAATGTTATTGAAACGTTTTCATTAAACACTCGATTTATTCTTACATGTAATTATATTGAAAGAGTTATAGATCCTATTCAATCTAGATGTCAAGTTTTAAATATAGTTCCTCCTTCTAAAAAAGATATTGCTACTCATGTTGCTATTATTTTAGAAAAAGAACAAATTGAGTATAAAGCTGAGGATTTAGTAAAAATAGTTACTAAGTTTTATCCTGATTTGAGAAAAACTCTAAGTACATGCCAAATTTTGTCTAAAGATTCTAAATTAGTTCTTGACGAGAAAGTTCTTATATCTGGAAACTACAAAGAATTAATACTAAAGGAATTAAAATCACCCTCAAATAAATCTTTTAATCAAATTAGACAAATAGTATCTGATTCTCAATTAACTGAATTTGATGAAATATATAAGTTTTTATTTGAACATATTGATGAATTTGCTAAAAACCATGTAGGAGAAATTATTGTATTATTAGAGGAATATTTATTCCATGCTAACTTTAAAATAGATAAAGAAATTAACCTTTTAGCTTTGATTTACCGAATTTTATCATTATTATGAATAAACCAATAGTCAATTTTGAAAATAGTCTATACGTTGTTAATAAAGTTTTAACTATAAAAAAAGATCCCCCATTTGATTTAGTAGAAGAATTACAACACTATTATCATTCAAACAAAGTACTTAAAAAAGAAAATAAATATTATTTTGTAACCCAAATAGAAGAACCAATTTTAGAAAATTATGGAGAAACTACAACAACAACCGAAGATCGACCTAGCGTTGACAACAGCAGTAACTAGTCCTAGTGGAGATCATCTTTTTGCTGAAGGAATTATTTTAAGAAAACTATCTAAATTTGTTTTAGGAAGTGCTGAAGATGGAATTATTCCACTCCCAGTATTTTATAATCCTGAAACTGGAAAGATTTTACTTGATTCAATTCCTGTAGAAATTAGAGAGGATTATAAAGATATTAGTTTTACCTTAGAAAAATAATGAAGGAATTTTTTAGTATTTTAAAATATTTAACTTGGGAAAAAAAACCTTGGAATAAATTAACCGAAGTTGAGAAGGAAGCAATTAACCCATACATGTTACACAGATATATTTCTATGTGTCCTGATTATATTGAATTGGTTAATTTAGTTCAACAAATACCTTCAACTGAAAAGGAAAAAATATATAGAGTATATTTAGATCTAATCCCCCAAAGAAATGTTTATTTAAAATACATAAAATCTTCTAATAAAAGTACATCCAATGATCTTTTAGAAAAATTAGCTCTTTATTTTGAGAGTTCAAAACGAGAAATAGGAGATTATTTGGATGTACTTTCTAAGAATGAAATTAAAGAAATTTTAGAGTCTTTAGGGACTGAAGAAAAAGAACTAAAAAAATTACTTAAATGAGTAAACTAAATTACACAGAATACACCCCAGATACAATCGTTCAGTCTATTATTGAAAAGTTTGTTGATCGAGCTGAAAAGGGAGAAAAAAAATATAATACTACTTTAGATAGACAAGATCTAAGTATTTTACAGTGGATTGAACATTCACAAGATGAACTCATGGATGGTATTCTTTATTTAGAAAAACTTAAGCATGACCTAATATATTCTTCAGAAAGAAAAGTATGGGGGTAAAACAAACACCATTAATAGTTGAGCAAATACAAAATTTTGAAAAGTTATCTGTAGATTATTCTTACCAAAAATCTATTTCTTATTCACAATTTTCTACTTATTTAGCTTGCCCTAAAAAATGGGAACTCTTATACAAAGAAAAAGTTCCAGTTCCTAATGTTTCAATAAATTTTTCATTTGGGACAGCATTACATGAGACTCTTCAATATTATTTAGATGTTTTATATAATCAATCTGCTCCTGAGGCTGATGATATTGATTTAGAATCATTTTTTGAAGAAAAACTATCCTCAGAATATAAAAAATCATACGAACAAAATAATAAAATTCATTTTAGTTCTCCTGGAGAATTAACTGAGTTTTATGAAGATGGAGTAGAAATAATAAAATATTTCAAAGATCATAGAAGAGATTATTTTGATAAAAAAGACCAATATTTAGTAGGATGTGAGATCCCAATTCATATAATCCCCAATAGCGCGTTTAGTAATGTCATATATAAAGGATATTTGGATGTTGTGCTGTATGATGAATCAGCTAATATATTTCGTATAATCGATTTAAAAACATCTACTAGGGGTTGGAGTCAAGACAATAAATCTGACGAATTAAAGCAGTTTCAATTAATTTTATATAAAAAATACTTTTCAGAACAATATAATGTTCCTGAAGATAATATTGAAGTAGAATTTATAATATTGAAACGAAAAATATATGAATCTAAATTTGATGCTACATTAAATCGAATTCAAGCATTTTCCCCAGCAAGTGGAAAAATCAAAACTAAACGAGCTACCACATTATTAAATCAATTTATAGAAGATATTTTTGAAAATAATGGAAGTTTAAAACCTAAATCCCATCCTGCTAATGTTACTAAAAGTTGTAAGTATTGCCCTTTCTACAAAAAGAAAGAATATTGTAGTGAATCTTCAGAAGGGTAGAATATTTATAACGAGAAAATAGTTATGCCTAAAGAAAAATCAACAGTTTTAACTAGCGTTAAAGTTTCTCCTGAACAATTAGAGACTTTAAAAATTGAGTGTGCTAAACGTAAGTTTTCATTCACAAAGTTAGTTAATAATGCTATTGATTTATACTTAAAAGACGAAGAATTTAAAAGAAAGATTCAAGGTCATAAAGTAAATTAGGTTATTTGAGAAGTTTTAATTATATTGTTTTATAAAAAAATAAAAGTTACTATGCAAAAAGAAAATTATATCCCTAAGGATCAAAGGAAAAAAATCCTATTACTTTGTGATGATATTCGAGTTCATAGCGGTATTGCTACTGTAGCTCGTGAAACTGTTTTAAATATAAGTCATCATTTTAATTGGGTAAACGTAGCAGCAGCCATTAACCATCCAGATGTTGGTAAAAAACTTGATATTTCTGATGAAACAAACCGAATTACAGGTTTAACAGATTCATCAGTAGTATTGTACCCATTTAATGGTTATGGAAATCCTACATTTATTCGTCAATTAATGCAAGCTGAAAAACCAGATGCTATATTTTTGATCACAGATCCAAGATATTTTGAATGGCTTTTTATGATTGAAAACGAAGTTAGAAAACAAATTCCTATCATTTACTTAAATATTTGGGATGATTACCCAGCACCTTATTATAATTTACCATTCTATGAAGCATGTGATTTATTGATGGGTATTTCAAAACAAACAGTAAATATTAATAAATTAGTTTTGAAACAAGGTTATGTATCTTATAAAGATTTAGATACAGGAGATCAAAATTTTGGTAAAAATTCAAATCCAAGATTAGTAACTTATGTTCCTCATGGGTTGAATGATAAAAACTTTAGACCTTTAAAATCTGAAGACCCTGAATTAGTAGAATTTAAGAAAAAACTATTCAAAGGTAAAGAATATGATTTCGTACTATTTTTTAACTCAAGAAATATTCGTCGTAAACAAATCCCAGATACTTTATTAGCATATAAATTATTTATTGATTCGTTATCTGAAGAAAAAGCTAAAAAATGTGCATTTGTACTCCATACTCAAGTATTAGATGAAAATGGTACTGATTTAGGTGCTGTATCTGATCTATTATTTGGGGATGATAAAAAATATAACATTATTTTTGATGAAGGACTTGCATCACCTGAACAAATGAATCTTCTTTATAATAGTACTGATTGCCAAATTTTATTAACTAACAATGAAGGTTGGGGGTTATCATTAACTGAAGCTTTATTATCAGGTAATATTATTATTGCTAATGTTACTGGTGGTATGCAAGACCAAATGAGATTTGAAAATGAAGATGGGAGCTGGATTAATTTTAATGAGGATTTTCCTTCAAATCATAATGGAACTATAAAGAAACATGGTAAATGGGCTTTGCCCGTTTATCCAACAAACCGTTCAATCCAAGGTTCTCCTAAAACACCATATATTTGGGATGATAGGTGTACAGCAGAAGATGCTGCTGCTCAAATTACAGAAGCATATAATATGCCAAAAGCAGAACGTAAAAAAAGAGGTTTAGCAGGACGTGAATGGGCTATTAGTAATGAAGCAGGATTTACCTCAACACAAATGGCACAAAAAATAATTGAAAGTATAAATGAGTTATTTAAAACCTGGAAACCCAGAGAAAAATTTGAACTTATCAATACAAATGAAGTTAAACCTAAATCAATAAATCATAAATTAGTATATTAATATGAAACATCTATGTGTAATTAGTTGCCCTATCGATACCTACTCAGGGTATGGTTCTAGATCTCGTGATTTTGTAAAAGCTTTGATTGAAGCTAAAGGTGAAGAATGGGATATTAAAATTTTACCTCAACGTTGGGGAGAAACTAACTGGGGTTTTATTGAAAATCATAAAGAAAAATGGGGATTTTTAACTCCACATATTTGGA